ATGCAGCTACAACCTCAGCTATTACTAAAACTGTAACCATACCTAGTACAAAATAAAATGTTGTCATATTTTTTTAATTTAAATTGTTGAACATATTAAAGAACATTCCCTATAATATGTGTATAATATAAAAAAAGAGCTTAGGGTTGCCAAGCTCTTCTTTAAAAATATGTAAGTGTTTTTTAGAAATTTAATACGCAGTAATCCATTGTAACCTCAATAGTTAAATTTTGAGCAGCTGATTCATTATCCCAACTATATTCACCAAAATTAGAATTAACAATAAACGCACCTTTAATTACCCATTCAGATACAATATCACCTACAGGACCTAATATTTGAAGAGTTAACTCTTTTTTATACATGTCTTGGTATCCATTTCTACCCGTAACTGATTCATGGTGCAAACGAACCCATTCTATTACGGATTGTGCTCCAGAAGGAGTAATAGGGTCAAATAGGGTTAATGTAATATTACTCCATTTTGTTTTACCTTTGACTTTTTGGTATAAATTTATGTAATTTAATACAATTTCGTCTTGAGTTAAAGTTACAGCAGATACTCCTTTTATGATATAAGCATCAATACCATCCATTTTTAATATAAACCTATTCTGCTGTTTAGGTTCAAAGGTGGTTACAAGTAATTCATTTGGTTCAAGTGTTGCCATATTATTATATTTTTATTTATTTATAAATATTCAATTTTTAAATTTTTATGCAGGAAATGTAGCACCTGTTGGTAAGATATTAAAATCGAGGTAAATAAATTCTGCGGTTTTAGTTGGCTGGAGGTAAATAGCACCGATTAAGATATTTCTATCTATAGTATCAGGAGTATTATTTGAATCATCCATTACTACTTTAAAAGCATATAAACCTTGACGTTGTTGTACTGATTCAAGATACGGATTTACTGTATTTAAAAATTGTAATCTAGTATCTGCTGTGTTTTGTTCAAATACTAATGTTTTAGCTACATCAGAAATAAATTGTTTTAAGGCAATTAATAATCTGCGAACATTTACACGATCAAGAGCAGATGCTTTAGTTTGTAATGTTTTTTGTCCATATACTACTACACCTGTTCCAGGAAATGTTGCAATTGGATTAATTTTGTTAGTATATAAAATATCACGATCAGCTTGAGATAATTTAAATTCTGCTCTATTAACTGTTACTAACCCACCTCTATTAATACCCGCAGGGGCAAACCAAGGTTCTGCTACACTATCGTTATAGGCATATACACCTCCTATTACTGTAGAAGCAGGCACCCATACTCTTTTGCCTGAATCCGGATCTGTGGTTTGTACCCAAGGCCAATATGAAGCCGCATATGAAGAATTTCTAGAAGAGGCTTGATCTGTGGTGGCGGTTATAGTACTATCATAAGGTACTAAATCCATTACATATATATTATCTCCTCTTTGTTCAGTATTTGAAATTATACTAGAAATTAAACTTGTATGTCCTGATAGTTTATTAAATAAACCTGGGGTCATTAATACATTAAATCTATATTCATCTTGGTTAGAAAGTAACTTAATCATATTAGTATAACTAGCACTAGGAATACCTTGAATCTTATCTACAAGTGCTGATGTTGTATTCCCTGTATTAATAGCATCATAATACAAATGACCTCCTGCCCCTATACCTGAACCTAAAGCACCTCCAAAACCTCCTGATTGAAAAGGAGCAGGATAAGAAGCAGTAAATTGTGGTTTGAAAGTACCATTATTATCAAAGAAATTAGGTGTTGGTGTATTAACAGATTGTACAATTACATAAGATGAGGCATTAGGATAAGAACCTGATAGTACTATACTATTTTTACTTGAATTATAAGAATATTCATAGTCTCCTATTACTTTAGTTATAAAATTATCTGCTAAAGGATCTAATGATAAATCTTTCCATTGTTCTAATATTGAAGGTGTAGTATTTGTATCATTACCTTGTCTAATAAGTAAATCAAATTTTCCAGAGCCACTAGTGCAAGAAGGGATAGACCATTTAAAATTAGCAGTAGAACCACTAGAAAGTGAACCACTAATTTCAGGACTATCACTATTCATAATTGCTCCTTTAGAAATAGTTTTTAAAGTAAAACAAGTAGAATTTACAGTATCAACACCACCTCCTACTGTATCTTGCAATGCTACATTAGCATTAGTTGAACCTGTAAAAAATCTTACACCATTAGGAGCGGTACCAGCAACAGAACCTGAAATAGTTAAAGTAGCGTTATTAACAATAAATCTAATATTTGTTAAAGGAGATAAACTACTTGAAACTGCCGTGAATTTATTATTAAAATTAGTTGCGGTTTCATTTAAATTAGAACCACTAGCATAGAAAAATAAACTACCAGCATCTGGAAGATTTCCAGAAGAAGTAGCTATAAAAATATACCTAAAAATATTTTCGGTGGTAACAGCACTACTTGATATTACATGATAATAAGCACCTCCTGTTACAGGATTAACTAAAGTAGTACCACTGCCAGTTGCAAATTTAGCAGAAATAGATTGAAGTTGTGAATTAATAGAAGCCGTAGCACTTGTATAAGAACCACTAACTACTCTAGCTACTAATAAAGTTTCACCACCATTAGCAAAATAGTTATAAGCTGCTATAGATGTAAAATAAGAATAAACTTGGCTACCACTTACAAAAGTAGAACCAAATTTATTTAAATAATCAGAATATGAAGTAACAATAGTAGGAATTTCAACGGGACCTCTAACTGTAGGACCTATAATTGCAGCTCCAATTGCTAAAGGTTGGGATTGTACTTGAGATTGGTCGTTTTCTCTTGCTAATACCCCGGGAGATAATAAAGTAAATTCTGCCATGATTTTTTAAATTAAGTTATTTTTAGTTCAATAATACATATTATAGTTTTGTGTAAAAAATAAAAATCTTTAAAACTTTTTTACAAAACTTAAATTAATATTGAAAAAATAATTTAAAAAATCTTTTTAGTTTTTAGTAGGTTTTTGTATGGGTATAAATTCTCCATTTTCAATATCAATGTTTCCTACACCATATTTTTCAATAAGAGTTTTGCTCAATTCTTGTTCTTCATTTTTAAGTTCTTGTAAAAATCTTTCAGCGTCTTCTCTTTTTTGTTTAATGTTGTATTTAACAATTTCAATTTGACCTAATTCAACAGTTATAGCATCACTTTTTTCTCTAAGTAATGTTAATTTTTGAATTTCTTCTTCAGTTAATTTTTGATTTTCCATAAATTTAATTAGTTTTTATTTTATTGATTATACATATTAAATATTTTATTAAAAATATTATTTTTTTAATTTTTGTTTTGCTTCTTTATTTGTTAATAATTTACCTTCAGACGCTATTTTTTGAAATTCTCCCATACTTAATTTGATAATAGGTACACCACTATCTTTAATTTGTTGATATTGTTGGGAGGTTGGTTTGAGGAACATAGTATTATGCTGGTGAATAGCAAGGAATTAAAACAACATTTCCATCTAATTTTATTTCCATCCAATAATTAGGCGTACCTAATGCATAATTATTTTCAATATTACCTGTTATACCATCAACAGAAAATGATCCCCCCGGTTCGTATGTGTTTGGAGGGGCACTAGTTCGGGCTGCATCAACTCGTAAATATTGACTATTTGATGGATCTGTCGATAGATGTATCCAATCTGAGGGTGTAGTTTGAATTCCAACATTACTTTCTTGTAAAATTATCCTATTTGTATTATTATTTCTTATTATAAAATTATTATTACTATAAGTACCTACTATACCTCCATTAGAATCGGCACCCATAAAGGCAACAATACTACTAGTAGTTTGAGTTGCTGTAATATAGGCACCGGTTTTATCAACAGCATGAACTTGTCCAAGTCCTAAAGCGAATCCTACGCTTCCTGATCCAAACTTTGCTGAACCACTTACTTCAAGAGTATTTGTTGGATTTATTGTACCTATACCTACTCTACCGCTACTACTTACAAATAATATGTTTTGATTTGTTGGTGAACCTACTCGTAATAAATTATCTGATGATGCTCCGCTTATGTGTAATTTAGCAGTTGTTGTTGTAGTTCCTATACCTACGTTACCACTACCACTTACAAATAATATGTTTTGATTTGTTGGTGAACTTACTTGTAATAACGAATCTGCTGATGCTCCGCTTATGTGTAATTTAGCAGTTGTTGTTGTAGTTCCTATACCTACTCTACCACTACTACTTACATAAAGGTGATTAGTATTAAAGGCTGATGTTCCATCATCTAATATTGTTAGTCTTGCAGTTCCTGAAAAGTTTTCTATTTTAAGTGCTGTTGTTGAAAGAGTTGTTCCTTGCCCACGAACATATAGTCTAGTATTAGCGAGTAGAGAAGTATTTCCAACACTAGCATCTCCTCCAATAGTGATATTCCTTTGAATAGTAGCATCATAACCTGTAGTTAAAAGATCTGTATAAAACTCAGTTGCATTTAATGAATCTGTAGTTATTGAATTATTTGCAGTTAAAAAACCTGTATTTATTGTATTACTTACACTTAAAGTACTTCCATTAAATGTTAAGTTTGGTTCTCCATTTATTGTTTCACCTCCAGTTGCAGTTAATACCCTATTATCAGCATTGTTTGTTATAATAATACTTGTTCCTGATGTACCTGATGAACCATTAGTTCCTGAAGTACCTGATGAGCCGGATGTACCTGATGAACCGGATGTACCTGATGAACCATTAGTTCCTGAAGTACCT